TAACCTTCCTTTGCCGCGTAGGCACTACTTCGTCAGGAAGAGCATGGCGCATCACTGCGTTTTTCGCTCTCTTGATGGCATGTCCAAGTGAAGCTATGGACATACCATCTCCCAGGTACTCTTTAAGCGCTGATTGATACTGCGCTGAGAACTCTGACGAACGTTCTTGTAGTGCTACTCTACGCTTAGAAGCGCTCTCAACAACGACTAAAACTGCTGCGTTATCTTTTGCACTGGTATCCCAGTCACAGCGGGGCTCCATAGCGACTGTCTTAAAACTTCGTAGATCGTATCCAGTAGGTTCCCTCACGGGAATGCCATTTAAGTCGCGCAGTTTCTCACTGCGCCACTCGCGTTCGTTCCACAACTTAATGTGGTCGGAGCGTAGATACGGCTCGCCAAGGTATCCATGGGCAAGCAGATGTCCATCCCCAAAACCATCGGGGCCGAACATCCGATCTTCGCACTCTATGTAAGACAGCACCCTCTCGGCGGCTTCATACTCGCCTAAGCGAAAGAAACCGTTATGGAGTATATACAACTTCTCCAATGAAAGGTAGTCTTTGATGTAAATCGGACGAACATTAATTCCGAATAGCCAGTCCGTGCCGCAGCTTTCGCGGAATCCACCAGTCCAGAAAGACTTCTCCTGGTTAATGGTGAATCCAACAGCGCTGAAAACACGCAAGACGTTGGGGATGCATTCCACGGGACATATGATATCGTCACCGTAAACGCTCACAGTATCGTCTTGACACTGAACAACCTCGGCGCAACTTTTGACCAGAGCCCAGAATATTAGGGTCTGCAATGGGAATGTATAACCGTTTCCCATGCCTGAGAATTTCTCCAGGGTATAAGTGTCGCCGTCTCTACACACTCTTTCACTTCTGCACGCATCAAGCGCGCAGAACCAATCAAATGGTAGGAGGTCCATCACCAATAAATAAGCGATGTTGTCCGATGCGCTGGATAGGTCGACTGTTGCTAAAGCAGCCGTTAATGACGCCAGACGTGCGAGCTCGCTTTGACGCGGCTGCAACCTTCTGATGTCAAGACCAATGTCTTTGAGTCGATCGCGTATTAAGTCACCATAAGCCGTTTGAACATACTTGTTCAAGGGTGGCTCTTTGATGATCGTACGGTCTTCAAAGGCAGTTTTCGGAACGAACTCGAAGCGAGCATTATCGATTCGGACCCACAGCGGTATTTCACGCAAAGGGCAAAATGGG